AACTTTATACTAGAGGTTACATCAGGAAATACTGATATAATTATAGATGTTACAGAAAAGCCTAGCGGTGGTTCAGCAGCTGTAATTCAGTCTATAACAAGATCGCACGCATCAACAGGAAACACGGCTATTGGGTTCTCACTCGTTAGACACGTTGCGGTAGATACAGATCTTTACTACACCATTAGAAACGCTGGTGGTGGTGCTGGATTATTAACTACATCTACATTTATCTTAACAAAATTAGATTAATGCACTACGAACACGAAGGAGAATTTATTGATGAGTTCTCTCGTGCTGTGCTTAAGGTATACCGGGAGCTTTTAGATAAATATGAAATTGAAGATGACGATGCTGTGATTACCTTAGCTACAGGTGTCTATGTTGAAGACGAGGAAAAAACAAACCTCGTAGCCTCACTAATGACAACGGCTATGGATCCAGAAGAGTTAAACACTATAATAGAAACTTCTATACAGATCTATATGGATACTGAAGAGGTGGATGAAAAAGAACCTGAAGAGGGGACAATTGAATGGTGGCTTAAACACTTTGGTGGCAGCGAGCTAAACTAAATTGAAATGAACTTAATAAGAAAAATCATTATAGGGCAAAACCCTAAAGACGCTATGGCATACTATATAGGTATGACTGTAGGTAATTCAAGAATTGATGCCATCATCTTGGATGAGGAGGCATTGGTACGCTACCAGATCCGTAGGTACCGTATTTACATTAATGATCCAGAAGAGGGTACCATGCTGTGGAAAGACATAGTAGGTATGCCCGTGGTAATAGAATACGACTGCCGATTCAAATAATGCACGGCAGGGTTTAATAGCAACTTAATTTAATTACAATGAAAAACCCAAATGCATTTATCATCAGATTACCAGAGAAGTTTAAATCAGAACTTCAACTCGGTGATGATAAAATACTGTTAGTCAACAAGTTCCGAGAATTTGAGAACCGACATATGGAGGCAGAGATTGTCTCTCTACCTATCTTACACGATACCGGTGCCAAGCCCGGTGATACGCTGTACTTCCATCACCACGTTGTGCTCAATAAGCACTTTGATATTGGTGACGATCTGTACCTCGTTCCCTTCCATCCAATGGGGGGACGCAACAACCTCGCCAATGCCTATAAGAATGAGGACGGTATACAGGTGTTGGCAGAATGGGTATTCCTAGATCCTATGGAAAGCAGCAAAAAGATACAGAGTTCCGTTCTTGAACTTGTACAGGAAGATGTACCCAATGACCGTGGGAAGATCAAGTACCGCTCAGATGCCTTAGAAGAAATGGACCTGCATCCAGGAGACGTTGTATACTTCAGTAAGAACAGCGACTACGAGATGGAGGTTGATGGTGAAACCCTGTGGCGAATGATGACTAACGATTTGATTTATGCCGAGGTCAAAAACTAAATCAGGATTTACCACACTAGGTGCTGCGGAGTCTTTAATGTCTTCCATGGAGTTTGCTATAAACAATATGATAGAAGAAATTAAGAAGCCCGTAGATAAAGAGCTGTCCGGATCGCAACGTAAGGCGGAGCTGCAAAGTATAAAGCAAACAGCTGTTGATGCTCGTGAACTTATACAAGAGCGCCAGCGACTAGAGGTGATGATAAAGGAGCTAAAGGAAACAGGCGGAGTATCTGAGGATACCGACTTCTCCGGTGGTTTTGCCGAGCGTTTCTCAAAGTAAATTATGGCTGGACTTAGAACTATAGAGAACTATACCGCTGAGGTTATCAATATTTGCCCTCAAGATACCGAAGGTGAGGTAATTGAAATCTACGGATTGCATATACAACTTCCTGCCGTACCGGACCATAAGAACATACTGTTCCATGAAAAGAAAAAAGAGGACCAACGATGGATACGTATTGACACACCCGTAGAGCTTAAGCGTGTGCGTTCTATGGATGAATGGGCAGAGAAACCCAAGGAGTTCCGAGAGAAGTATTCTAAGTACATTGAAGGGGAGTTTTTCCGCAGGCGTAATGGTGTGTGGTTCTATAACAACGGTATACCCACTTATATTACCGGTAGACACTACATGCTACTTCAATGGAGTAAGATGGATATTGGGTATCCTAGTTACCTGGAGTTTCAACGTAGGCTGTTTGTTCACTTTGCCGCATGTGAGTCCGACCCACGATCATTAGGTCAGATCTTTACTAAGTGTAGACGTTCTGGATATACCAATATATCGGCAGCTATACTTGCTGATGAAGGTACGCAGGTAAAGGAGAAGCTATTAGGTATACAGAGCAAGACCGGTAAGGATGCACAGGAAAACATCTTCATGAAGAAGCTCGTCCCTATGTTCCGTAGCTATCCATTCTTCTTTAAACCTATACAAGACGGTACAACAAACCCACGTATGGAGCTTGCTTTTCGTGAGCCATCAAAGCGGATAACAAAGAACAACAAAACCTCGTCTGCCGGTGAAGCGCTAGACACCATCATTAACTGGAAGAACACAACAAACAACGCATACGATGGGGAGAAGCTACACCTGCTGTATCTTGATGAAGCTGGTAAATGGGAGAAGCCTACAGATATTAGAGAGGCTTGGCGCATTGAGCGTACCTGTCTTATCGTAGGTAGACGTATTGTAGGTAAAGCATTGGTAGGGTCCACTGTAAACCCTCTTGATAAAGGGGGTAAAGAATTTCGTGATCTCTACTATAACAGCTCACCTGATGATCGTAACCAAAACGGGAGGACCAAGTCTGGGCTATACAAGATCTTTATACCCGCTTACGAGGCGCTAGAGGGATTCTTTGATAAGTACGGCAACCCAATTATTGAGGACCCTGAAAGTCCCGTAGAAACGATTGAGGGGGATATGGTGAGTATTGGCGCTAAGACCTACCTCAACAACGAACGTAAGGCACTCATGCAAGATGCCTACGAACTTAATGAGGTTATTCGCCAGTTCCCATTTACTGAGGATGAGGCATTTAGAGATAGTACTAAGTCTACAATCTTTAACATCGCTAAGATATACGAACAGATAGGGCACAACCAAGACTTATACCCAAACCCAATTGTTCAAGGTAACTTTGTATGGGTAGAAAAAAATAAGCAAGTAGCCTTCTCACCTGATCCTAACGGACGGTGGAGGATAGCATGGTTACCACCAGCCAATGAGCGCAACCAATTCATGAGCAGGTACGGTAAAATATCTCCACCGGAAAACTCCATTGGAGTGGGTGGAGTGGATAGCTATGACCTTGATGCTACTGTTGATGGTCGTGGATCTAAGGGTGCCTGCCATATGTTTGTGAAGTTCAACATGAAGCACGACATCTCCAATATGTTTGTTGCAGAGTACGCAGCCCGCCCACCTATGGCAAAAATATTCTACGAAGACATACTCATGGCCGCATTCTTCTATGGATTCCCTATACTCATAGAAAACAACAAGTACGGTATAGCTAGGCATTTTGAGGCTAGAGGTTTTGATAACTACCTAATGGACAGACCTGAACACCTTAAGACTGGAGCAAGCACTTCAAAGACAAAGGGTATACCATCTAACAGTCAAGACATTATAGATAGTCATGCCCAGGCAATTGAGACCTTTATACACAACCATGTAGGGTACAACCAGGAGACAGAAAAGATGGGGAGGATGTATTTCAACCGCACCCTAGAAGATTGGATCGGCTACCGTATTGAAAACCGTACAAAATACGATCTTACAATATCTGCCGGACTCGCTCTTATGGCGGCACAAAAATTCAAACGTGATAAGCCTAAGACTAATTTCAATGAAAAACAGTTCTTTAGGACCTTCAAGCCTATACAGAGATAAAAGACCCTTTCTTTTATTCTTATATTTGCATATTATAACGTAGCCCTTATTATGCAAGACGATTTGAACCAAAGGGATAATTTTGGAAACTTCCCTAATCCAATGGCCGATGCTCCGACTAAAATGAGCAAGGCTTATGGACTGAAGTATGCCATGGCAATTGAGAAACAGTGGGGATCAGCGGACGATGAAGGTTCTATTTTCAGACGTAGAATGAAGTCCATTGAGCTTAACAGAGATTATGCTCACGGAACGCAGGACACCACTATCTATAAAAAGATTCTTACATCCCTAGATCCTAACAACGGTGATGGATCACTACTTAATCTTGACTGGACACCGGTGCCTATCGTACCTAAGTTTGTGAAGATTGTAGTAAATAAAATCCTATCTAAAGATCCATACCCAAAGGTTGAAGCTATTGACCCTGTTTCTCGCATGGAAAAGGAGAAGGAGCGTGATAAGATTAAAAGACGTATTGCAAATAGAGAGATACACAAGAAAGCAAAAGAATTAGGGTTAAAAGCAGAATTTGATATTGATGCCTTACCGGAAACGGAAGACGAAGCAGAAATCTTCTTAAACGCAAACCTAAAGATTGCCTCTGAAAGTGTTGCTCAGATTGCTACGGACCTCACCTTGCAATGGAATGACTTCAATGAAAAGATTTACCGTAGAGCGGTAGAAGACCTCGTTGTAAACGGAATAGCTGTTGTTAAGCGTGAGAACGACCCTAACTACGGGATTACAGAAAACTACGTAGACCCTGCATACTTTGTACACAGCTATACCGAGGACCCAAACTTTTCTGACCTCGTATATGCTGGACATATTAAGCGCATGACCATTCAGGATCTAAAGCGCAAGGCTGGCAATCAATTTACTGAGGATCAGTTTGAGCAAATTGCAAACAACGTAAAACACAAATACAACAACAACTCAAATAAAGTCACACATAGCTATTATGATCGTAGCCTGAATAAGACTACATACGGCTACGATGAGTATATTGTTGAGGTTCTAGACTTTGAGTTTATCTCTGTTGATGATATCATCTACGAAGAGAAACAGACAAGGTTCGGAAACACTGGTTTCTATTACAAAGGATACGAGTACAAAGCGCCATCACAAAGCGTTTATGATCGCAATCCTGTACACATGAAGAACACCACTGTCTACGGTGGTACATACATTCTAGGCACTAAGTTCATCTTTGACTACGGTATGAAGAAGAACCTACCTAAGAATATACACGACATCACCCGCACCCGTATGAGCTATAGCTGCATCGCTACCAATATGCGTAGAATGATGCCGAAGTCCATGGTAAACGGAGTGATTGGATTTGCTGATCAACTTCAGCTTACACACCTTAAAATCCAACAGGCTATTGCTAAAGCAAAGCCCGATGGTCTATTGGTAGATATTGAAGGTCTAGAGAACGTACAACTTGGACGTGGGGGTGACCTGCAACCGTTGGACATCCAGGATATCTACGAACAAACAGGTGTATTCTACTACCGTAGTAAGAACCCTGAAGGTGGATTCCAAAACCCACCGGTACGCCCACTAGAGAATTCTGTGCGTAATATCAATGAGATGATTGGTATCTATAACCACTACCTGCGTATGATCCGTGATGCTACGGGAATTAACGAGGTAATGGACGGCACAAGCGCTAAAGGGGAACAGCTCGTAGGTGTACGTGAGCAGCAGATGGCTGCCGGTAACAACGCTATATATGATATCACTAATGCCGCAGGAGTTCTGTTCCGCAAGGTATGTGAGGATATCGTTAAGTGTCTTCAAGTATTACCTCAAGATTCTGTTCTTTATAGCTTGTACACCAAGGCATTAGGAGAAAAGTCTATGGCTTTATTAAACAGCTTTAGAGATCTACCCATGTACAACTTTGGTATACGTGTTGTAAATGAAATGGGCGATACAGAGAAAGCTTACCTAGAGCAAAATATTCAGATTGCACTTTCACAAAAAGAGATTGACCTAGAAGATGCTATTGCTATCCGTCAACTCAAAGATGTGGACCAGGCAGAGCAGCTACTTATAGTGCGCAGACAAAAGCGCATGAAGGAAATGCAGAAGCAGGCACAGATGAATTCTCAAATGCAGGCACAAGCAAACAGTCAGGTAGCCCAAGCATCCTCTCAAGGAAAGATGCAGGAAGCTCAAATGACCTCACAGCTGGAGATGCAAAAGATCCAAATGGAGACGCAAGCGCAAGCTCAGCTCATGGAGATGGAATACCAGTTTAAAATGCAGCTTGAGCAATTGAAGATGCAAGGATCAGGCATGACTAGACAGGTAGAAGTTGCAAGCAAGAGAGATCTAGATATTCAAAAAGAAGATCGTAAGGATGAGCGTGTTAAAAAACAAGCTATAGAACAGTCTAAGCTTATCTCTCAGCGCCAGGGTCAGCGTGGTGAATTGGAAGATGAGCAAGAGCTTGATCCATTTGACGCACTATAATAAACCGTAAATTTGTAATATGGCAACCAGCGTAAACTTAGACATAGCATCAAGAGTAGATATAACCTGTAGAAAGGGCGATACATTTACCTTAGAGCTTACATTTAAAGATGAAGACGGAGTGGTTATTGATTTATCTACCGGTTATGACTGGGTGATGCAAGTTCGTGAGTCTGACACCTCAACAACATTCGCTCTTAGTGGTGACTCTGATGATGAAGCTGATAACGACTTTGGTTTTGTAAGTGATGCCAATGGCGTGCTTACGATTTCTTCTCCAGCGTCTATTATGGCAACTATAGATGGTGGTATCTACGTTTACGATTTACAGTCCGTTCAAGGTTCAACTATTGTGACTTGGATGTATGGAGTGTTTAAAGTAAACGAAGACGTCAGTGAGTAATACTATAGAAATACAGAGCGGTGCTACTACTAGCATATCGGTAAAGCAGACAGGGTACAACAAATCAACTGTTGTAAATCAACCTGTTAAAAATACTATTGACATTTCCGGATTAAAAGGAGGTGGTGATCTTAGTTATGTACATAACCAGACCACTGCTGCTTCGGTATGGAATATAACTCATAGTTTAATTAAGAAGCCAGCTGTCACCATTATAGATGACGATGGATTTGAGATAGAGGCTGATATTGAGCATTTGTCTGACAACTCAGTAACAATAACATTTAGTGTAGCAATAACTGGAACCGCTCACTTTAACTAATATTACAGATGGCTAAAAAGTTCTATACCGATATAAATCTTCTACAGAACGAGCTACAAAATGCTGCTATTCAAAACCTAGCAGAAGCTCCTGAGAACCCTGTTGAAGGTCAGATATACTACGACACCGTAGACGATGAGATAAAGTACTGGAACGGCTTAAATTGGATTACCGTAGGTACTACGGGTAGTGAACAAGGCGAGGGTATTACTATTACTGCTGATAATACCGATCCGGACTTTGGAGATATACTCATTGCTTTAAGAAATGCTGCTAATCTTACTGACGATACTGTAAGTAAGTGGGATGATACTAATGCTCAGTTTGTAAACAGTGTTATCACAAGCACAGGAACAAACGTGGGTATCAATAATGCTAGCCCTACAGTTGCCTTAGACGTAACGGGGGATACTATATTTTCTGGAGACTCAACATTCTTAGGTGGAGATTATATTATAAAGCAACTTCCATCATTCAGTATGGGAGCAGGCGGTGTAAATGACGAATATTTAATCATTGCCCAGCAGTCAACAGCTATTCCAGCTGAAGAAGATTTGGAAGAGGGTGATAGCCTAGAAAACTACCACCAAGATGTAACAGGTGTTACAGGTAGAATTTACTTTTCAAAAGGTAATAATACTACAGTAAACAATACTGGATACATAGAGATTGCGGCACAGACCTCTTTTGACTCTAACTCTTTAAATAACTTTGATCTTACAGAGTTTAAGATTGTAGGAGACAACTTGTTCTTCACAGAGATTGAGGAGATTGATGTTGACGGGGTAAAGTACTTAGCATTAAAAGCTTCTCCAAGCGTAGGTGCGTCTACTAATCATTTCTTCTTTGCGGGCATCCTTAGCGATGACGGAACAGATGCAAACATCTTGACACGTGTACGTGCCTCAGATGAAATAATAACTGTTACAGACCCACAGCCTAGTGGATATCCTGTAACACCATATATCCGTCAGAATGAAAACGGTTATGTAGGTGTTAATAGAGCGAATCCTATTTATTGGTTAGACGTAGATGCCGACAACATTA